CATGACGTGACACCAGCTCATGGAGAGTCACCGCAGAGGCGCCAGAGCGGCGCCTCATCGCAGTCGACCTGCCAGCACCCATCTTGCTGCGGCCGGACTGCCCATCGGGCACACGTCCGCGCTCCGACGACAAGCGCCCCACAGAGCGCGGAGAGGTGGACCCCGCCGGCGGGGTCGGGCGCCGCATCGAGAATCGCGTCTGCTCCGTCGGCGCACCGGAGCTCCGGGCCCGAGCACGCCGTGAAGAGGAGCAGGACGAGCAGCAGCAGCTTCATCGCGACCTCCCGGCTTCCTCGACCTCGCGCCGGAGTCGCGCCTCCTCCAGCGCCATGATGACGCGCCGGTGCTGCCACCAGCGCTCCAGAGGCACCAGCAACACCGCGACGACGGCGCAGGCGACGCCCTCGACTACGGCGCCGCCCGGGGAGTCCGAGAGCCAGGGCGCCATGTGGAGCGCCACCGCCGTCAGGAGAGAGCCGAGGCCGATGGAGAGTACACGCGAGGAGGTTCCTGCCGCGGCCAATGTCTTCTTCATCTTGCACCTCCAAGGTACCAGGCGAGCCCCACTGCCAGGAGCGGAATCAGCAATTGGCTGGCCTTATGCGCGGCAGACCACCAGCCACGCCCGGCCGTAGCCACTGCCTTGGCCTGGTTGACATAGACCCAGATGTCAGCGATGGACCGATGATGTTCCTGGCAGAGGCCATCGCTCGGCAGGGCAGCCTCGACCGCGCCAAGGCGCCGGCCATGCTCGGCAAAGCGGGAAAGTCCGGCCTTCAGGCGCTCGTCTTGCGCCGTCTGCACTCCCTCGATGCGGCCCAGGCGCAGGACCGCGTCGTCGAGCTTGCCGTCCATTCTGGTCAGCCACTGCGTCAGAAGTTCGCGATCATCTGCCACGCCACTCTCCTCAGTGTCCCGGCGTCCTCGTAGCAAGCGCATGGCGAATTTGATCTCGCGCATGATCCTCGAATCTCGCCGCGGATATGTATTCGACCTCTTCCTTGAGCGGCCAGCGCGCATCGATCTTGACCCGGGGCTTCAGAGCCCAGAGCAGCCGCAACCATCCACGTTCGCCACCGCGTACGCCGGCGCCAACATAGTTGGGTTGCCAGATGCCGCGCAGGCCGTTGATGACACCCTCGAATGCCTGCCCCTTGACGAGCATGTTGGGCGTCCGCTTTTGTGCTGCAAACGAAGTCCCTTTCCGCTTTACGATGTTCCGGGGCCAGGTAGATGGTCGAGTAATGTCCTTGAGCGTCGGCCGCGGTGCTCCTCGGCCGACCATGGGAATGGCCACATGGCTCGCCGAGAACGGCGTCTTGGCGCCACCAACAGCCTGTGCCTCCATGTACCGGTCGATCGAACCGATCTTTCCTTCCTTCTCTGCATGGCGATAGTCCGATAACTCGACTTGGATTCCATGCGCAATCCATGGCTTTCCCTTACGGACAGCGCCAGGACGCATGGTGAAACTCCGCGGCAACTGATCCTGCACGGTTCCCTGCGCATCAAGCAACATGGCATTCACTGTGCGCGAAATGGCAAATGGTATCTGTTTCTGAAAGTGCTGCAATTCGAACGCGAAGACCCGCAGGTCGATGTCGAGGGCGATCTGCACGCCGCCGGCGTTGACGACAACGGCCTCTTTCCGAAAGCCTGCAAGCGGGGATACCATCAGCGCCTCATGCCGGGTTGATGACGATGTAGGAGATCGTCACGTTGGCGAGGTATACGGCGGCGGGATCGCTATTGCGCAGCTCAAAGGTGGCCACTCCCGCAGTCGGAATGGCCTGGCCTTGCGCAAGTTGCTGGCCGCCCGGAGCCTGGAACGACCACAGGATGATCGATGTCGCGACCACAGTCGTATTGCCATCAGCCCATTGTTGGGTGGCGTCACCAGCGATGTTAGCGGGCACGGTGAATGTACGGGCGACCTTGTTGCCCGCATTCGGTAACACAATCCCGCCGTCGATGCCGGCCTTGCCTGTTGTGCCGTCGAGGCGGATCGTGTCCGTGCCGGCGTTCGCGTCGCCTGCGTGGAGGGCGGCGCCCCACCGATCTCCGGTGGCCGAGTTATCCTTCCATGTGAGGTTCTGATTGGCCATGGCGGCATTGACCGCAGCGCCGCCGACACCCCCGGCCACGGTATCGTTTTCGGTGCACTCCGCGTGATGTGAAGCCAGCAGGACAGAGCGATCTCCAGATACAATTCCGTTGTCCGCACCGGCCACGGCGCCATGAGCGCCCAGCACCGTGGATTCCCCGGCTGCGGTCCCACTACAAGCCAACAGGGCGGACGGGGATCCTACGGCCTCACAAAGACCAACGCACGCAGCGACGATGGAACGATCGCCCAGGGCGCGCGGATCCTCGCCCGGCACCGCTGTGTCAATCGATGCGACGACGGCAGATTCCATGCCCATTGCGTAGCCACCGTCGCTGGCGATGACCGCCGAATCTGCCGCTCCGGCCTGCGATTGCGTGGAGGCCACAAGTGACGCCACGTGGTGCGACGACTGGAGACCGACCATGGCCACGGCGGCCGACCGAACCGCCGCTGCGCCCTTGACCACTTCCGTGAACTGCGTCACGTCGCCCTTGTTGAGGGGCATGACATGCTCGACGGTCAAACAGAGCGATTCCTGGATCGCGTTGGTCCAGTCAGCGGAGAGCGAGGTCGCTCCGGCCGGATCTGTATCCTGGGCATAGCCGGGTACACCTGGCGCAGCCGGAGCCGGCATGACAACCACGTTGTTAGGAGTATCAATGCGGAACATGGTTCACCTCAATCCGTCCAGTAGATCGCGGCATGAGCGGGCTTGTTCTTCGTGAAACTGCAGGCCGCCACGTAGGCATCCGCTGTCCATGTCACGAGCGGACTATTGCAGGGATCATTGCATCTCATGCGATGCATCTGGGCGCCCTGCACCGTGAAGTAGAAGGTCCACGGCCCGTCATAGACATCCCATGTAAACCCGTGCGCCGCGGCGAGTTCCTCGAAGTAGGTCTCGCTCTGGCCGCCAGCCCCTGCAGTCCGCAGCTTCGCGGTCAGCACGCGCCGACGCCCCGCCATGTCCGGCGGCACAAAGTTGAACTCTGGCAGTGCGCACACGCGCTCCCAGTCCGCGAGCATCTCGGTCGTCGTTTGCGGGTCCGCCTCTTCGATGAGCTGGTTCGCACGGCCGTGCACGCGCACGAGCTCGTCGGCGATGCCCTGCAGGAGACGCACGAATCGCCGCGAGGGATCGCGCGTCCAGATCACGCCGGGCGGGCGCGCGGTCTGCAATGCCCGAACGTAGTCCGCGTTGTTCGCTATCCACACTTTCCCCATGGCTACACCGCCACCAGGCCGGCGAGGCCGGCGATGACCAGGGTCGGATACTCATTCGCTCCGAGCGTGATGTCCGCGGTTGCACCGCCGCCATCCACGGCGGTCAGAGTGAACCAGTCCACGCCTGCGGCATCATCGATCGCGTCGCGGATCCAGGAGTTCTTCACGAGTGAGCCGGCCGTGGTGACCTCTGCCTTCTCCCGGAACATCGATTCCAACTCCTCGAGGATGTTCTGGCGCACGTCCGCGATGGCGTAGCCCGGCAGCATGTGCACACTGCCCGCGAGCGTGACCGCATGTCCGCTCGGTCCCGCAACCGTCAATTCCGCGGTCACGGGCCGCAACGCATTGATATTGGCAAGCACCGTGGCGACGACGCCAGCCGCCGGCAGAACTGCCGCCCCGGTACCTTCGACAACGAAGAGCACCTTGACCTCACCATGACCGATGCCGCTGTCGGGCCAGTTCTGGATCCACCCCCGATCCACGGTCGGATGCGCCGCCTGGGCCCAGGCGATGTAGTCCGCCTCGGAGCCACCCTGCGGAGGATTCTGCATGCGCTCCAGGAGACGAGCGAGGAAGCTCGGGTCGCTCTCCTCGTCGGAGCCGCCAGCGAGCCCCACAGGCAGGACGCCAGGTCCGAGGGGCGCCTGCGCCGTCATGCCTGCAGGTGGACTGGCCAAGGTCAGGCGCACGGTTGCGTCGTAGTCCAGATTGCCGATGTCGCCCGCGATGACCGCCTCCACTCCGACGTCCTTCTGACCTGGCGCCGCCCAGATGTACGGTCCGCCGGTGGTCGTGTACTCGGCGCCATCATTGCGCGTCCAGATCGCGCCGGTCGGCAAGGTCGCGCCAGCAATACCGGTCGCGATGACCATGCCGGTCGCCTTTGCCGCGGCCCCGCGCGTGACCCCAAAGATGCGACACCAGCGCTCCAGGTAGATCTTCTCGGCGCTGTCGGGGATGACCTGCCGCGCGATGTATTTCTGGTACAGGTACATCCCGTAGCAGACGCCCGCCAGGAGATAGGAAAGCACCCACGGCAGCGAACGCTTGATGAGCGCATTCGAGTTGCCCATGCGCGCGTTGAGGTCATTCCGGATTCGGGCGATGAGCGCCTCCAGAGTCGGAATCGTGAAACCCACATCTGCCATCAGGTCACCTCAGCCCAAAGGTCCGGGAAGAAAACAGTCTCAGTGCTGCCGTCAGACCTGGCGATGAGGACGCGCAGCGCGAGCCGATCCAGAGCCTGGCGCTCAGCGAGGGCCTCGACGCGTGCGGCCACGCCGTCACGCACCATCCACTCCAGCGCCTCCTCGGCATATTGTTTGGCCAGCGTTGCGACATCCCCTGTCGCATGCTGCAGGAGCCAGAGCTTCGATCCGAACTGCTCTCCCGAGTACGTGTCGGCCCACCAGCCCCCGCGGGCAGGCGGGTCCGCGGCCGGATCCAGCGGTCGCTCGTCGTCCGCTGCGCGGGCATCGGAGAAGAGCGAGATCCAGACGGCGTGCGCGAGCGACACGAATGGTTCAGAGGCCGACCAGGGAACGATCTCGAACGGTGGCAGCCCGATGGGCACATGCTCGCCTGTCGCCGAGAGCATCCATGGGTTGCCGGACTCGGGCTCGACATAGAGGCCCGTGATGAAGTCCGCGATGCGGCCGGCCGGGTCGATGACGTTGCCAGCGAGGTCTTCAGCGCCATGCGGTGCGGTCACGCGGTAGACGCTATCCGGGCTCATCGCCGAGGCCAGGGTGAGCGTCGCCGTGATACCGTCGACCGAGAGCGACACCGAAGAGACAGCCGGGAGGAGACCCCCGAAGAGGGGCGCGAGTGTCCAGTTGACCGGGGTCAGCATGTCAACGTCGGGGGCCATGGGTTCGGAGAAGACGACCAGGACGGTCGAGAGACCATCGGCCGAGGCACTCGCAACCTGAGGTGACACCAGATCCATGCCCAGCACGACGATGCCATCTGCACCGACTTCGGGAACCACGGGCAGAATGTCGACCAGCACCGGCACAGAGTCCTCCTACAAGGGCAGAGACAGCGTGGTGCGGTTCGCGCGCGTGCCGCCGGCGTTCTGCTGTCCCCATGGACATGCAGCCGCAGTTCGCTTCAGGCTCTTGGCGATGCCGGCCAGGCGCGCGAGGCCGCGGACGATGATCTTGAGGTTGTCATTGACCCACTTCGCGGTGACATACGTCGTGCCACGCGAGTCGAGATCCGCGTCGTCCTCGAAATAGGCCGTGTCCCAATCCGCGCCGCCGGGCTGGAGCACGGCCCCGGGGAAGTAAGCCAACGTCGCGGTGTCCCAGCAGTTAGCACTCGACAGGCTCATCTCCGGCTGTCCATAGAGCACCACGAACGCCTTGGGTAGATCTGCCACATCCTCGAACGCGGTGTAGCGGCCTGCGTAGCAACCGACGTCCACGTTGCCAGAAGAGAGGCGCCCGATAAAGACGAAGTGATCCGTGTCGGCGACCATGTGCAGCTCGACGGTGAACCCCACCCAGGCCGCGACCTTGTCGGTGAGTCCTGCGCCAGAGTCCCAGCGCTCCGCGCCGCCGATGAGCGCCGAGTATGGATTGGCGCCCCAGTTGTTGGCTGCGAGGTTCCAGCCCCCATTCGGGGCGCCGGCACAATAGAGGCCGACCGGAATCGTGATGTCGGGGAAACCCGCGAGAGCGCCCGATGTATCGCGCACGCCGAGGAAGAACTGCTCGCCGGCGGCGTTCTGCACCACGAACCACGAACCATCGAGTACTGCGACCTCACTCAGAAAATCCGCGGCGTTGCTCACATCCACGAGCGTCCAGCCCTGGCCGTTGGCGACGGTGGTGAAGAACATGTAGAGCCGGTACAGCGATGGCCGGCGGCCCGTGTTGAGCGTCGTCACGACCTGTGATACTAGCGCCATGATTACCTCCTAGTCCTCTATCGTCACAACTGGTGCAGGAGCCACGATCTCGATCTCATGCGGTTGCGGCACGGGAGCAACCACATCACACAACACCGGCATCAGCTCACCCCCGTCACGAGTCCGCCCTTGACGTGCAGCGTCGAGCCGCCAGCAAG